TCGCATCCGCAGCCTGACCGCCTCGTTCCAGTCGACCGAAGCGTTCATCACGAAGCGCAGCACCATCTCCCGTTTCGACTACGGCGAGATCGTGAACCGGATGTTCCCGGAAGCGTTCTCTGTGCTCACGATCCTGTAAGCACAGGCCGACGAGAAAAAGGCCCTCCGGGGCCTTTTTCACCACCTACCCACCAAAGGAAAACACATGGCATCCGCACCCGCACCGAAGGCTCCTGAATCCACCGTCACGATCGAACAGCTTGCCGCTGCTGAGAAGCTGCGACTTGAGACGGAGAAGGCAAGCCAAGAGGCTGCAGACGCTGCAGCTGCTCTGGCCGCTATGCAGCCTCCGGTCGAACCGAAGCCGCTGAAGAAGGTGCTGGTCACCGCGAAGATCGCCGACCAGGTCAACCCCCTGACCAACGAGCGCATTGCGCACGCCGGCCACACTCTGGTCGACTTCGACCGCTGGATCGAGATCCAGATCGAAGCTGGTGTGCTCTCGCTCGTAGAGATGTAAGACCCCAGCCATGACGTTGATTGAAATCACCAGCTACGACGACGTACGTGCCGCCCTTGGCGTGTCTGAGGACGAACTCAAGGACACCACGCTTTCGCTCGACCTGTACGCTTTCAATCTGACGTCAGAGCTGGAGGGGATCAGCCTCACGCTGATCCCCACCTTCACTCAGGTGAAGGCCATCGCAGCGGTAGACCGCACCGATGTCCAGACCCGCCTCTTTCAGGCGGCGAAGCTGTTCGCCACCTACGCGGTTGCCAAGCAACTGTGCACGTCACTCCCCCTCTTTGCGCCGAAGGAGCAGACAGACGGCAAGGCATCCCTTGGCCGCTTCTCCTCGGACCCCTACAAGGCCACGATCGCCCGCATCACGGCGGACTACGAGACCGCCGTGACTCGGGTCGCAGCCGCTCTGGAAGGGCTGACGCCAGAAGTGCCGCGCGTCATCACCTCGCGCCCGTACTTCTCGGTCGTTGCCGCCCTGGTCGACCCAGTCACCGGAGCCTAAGCATGCGTCTGCACGACGTGGCCAATCGGTTCAACAACATGGTGTGCTGGGATGCGTATTCCGGCCTGCACCTGTTCGACGGCCAGCTCGGGCTCTACGACGACAACAAGCGCGACAGCGAGACCGCTGAGCGCCGTACGCTCTCGCTCGCTCCCACGGCCACCATCCCCGCCCGCCGCGTCATTCAGGCCGCCAACACCCGATTCATCGTCGGGCATGGCAATCCTGACGACTGGGCCGGCTCGACGATCCGCGTGGGCTACACGGTCCACGAAGCCACCTACCTGAGCATCGTGCGCACCTTGGACCAGGCCTGCCTAGGCTTGGCCGGCTACACCGCCTATGCGGGCCGCGCGTGGGTCAAGGATCTCTCGTACACGCAGCAGTCGTCGAAGGAGACGCCGCAGCACCACATCCACTTCAGCCGCTCGGAGCCCGTCGAGGCCAACCAGCTGGTGACGTTCGAGGGCCGGCTGAACCTGGTGCGCTCGACCAACTACGGCGCTGGTGGCACGCTGGTGACCACCTGCGAAGAGATGGTCGAGCCGGCGATCGAGTCGGCGCAAGTCTTCAACGGCACCTTCGACCCCATCGCCGACGCATTCATCGGCGCGCCGGTCCTGACCAACGTCGTGCGCATGCGCTGGCAGTCGCTGTTCACCTACTCCAGCAGCATCGCCCCGAAGTTCCAGCCGGGCGACATCCAGCTCGCGGTCTCACAGTCGGTCGGCGACGTCAAGGCGGGCACCGAGGTGACGCTGTCGGATGGCATCTGGCGCGTCCTATCGGCAGTCCGCGAGGGGTCCGTCTGGCTCTGTCGCGCGGCTCGCCATGGTTGATCGCTGGTCCGGTCTAGACGCCGCGTTCGCGGAACTCGAAGCGGAATGCACGGACGTCATCCGCGGGATGACGGTCAAGATTTTCAACGGCTTCCTCTCCAAGACACCTCAGTACCTGGGCCGCATGGCGGCGAGCTGGACCTACAGCCTGAACGTACCTGAGTTCGTCGACCGATCTTCGTCAGTCGACCCAGAAGCAGAGAAGCTCGCATCACACAGGTACACCGACCTCGGTTCGTTCAAGGGACTCTACCGAGGTCACCCACTTGCCGTGCAAGTAGCCAAGGCGGCGAATGTCGGCAAGGACAACGGGTTCAAGCTTGGTCAGACCGTCTACCTTTCAAACGGAGTGGATCATGGTGAAGGCCCGTACGCCCAAGACATTGAAGACGGAAACATCATCCTGCGCGCAGAGAACCGTCCAGGCGCGCCGGTTGCGCGAACCCTCGACTGGGCAAGCGTTGCCTACAAGGATGTCACGCCCACCGCGGCACGAGCACTGAAAAACCTGAGGGTTGGAAGCAATGAGTCAAGAGACGATTCGTGACACGCTGAACAGCTTGGTGGTTGTCGACTTTCCGTTGGCGTATCCCGACGTGACCATCGTGTACGACAACCAGGCGTTCGATCGCAACAGCCCACCAGACACCTGGGTCGAGTACGAGATCAGCTTCAGCGGTGCTGAGCAAATCGGCATGGCGTTCAAGCCGAGCACTCGCGTGCACGGGTTCCTCTACGTGACGGTTTGGACGAAGGAGGGCGCCGGCTCGAAGCGCTCCACACGCATCGCCGACTGGTTCGCCGCGAAGCTTGCGTACGTGACCTCCAACGGCGTTCAGATCCAAGCGGCCGAGCCGGTGCCCGACAAGCCTCCGGCTGGTTGGTTCACGAACATGCAGAAGCTGTATTTTTATGCGAACACGCCTTGACTGGCTACCGCAATTCATGAGATATAGCTACAATCACATTGACGTTATTGCAAAACAGGAACTATAGCCATGCCAACGCTTGCCTCATCGAACCGGTCCCAGCTCGGCTACAAGTTGGAAGGGACCTATCCGGCCAACTTCGGCGTGCCGCAAGGGGGCAATGGTGCGAACCTGAACATGCTCAGCGAGACGCTCGACTACACGGTGAAGAACGAGTCGTCCAAGACGATCCGCTCTGACCGTCAGACCTCGGACATTGTCCAGGTCAGCGCCAGCTCGGCCGGTGGCTTCGCCTTCGAAGCCCAGTACCGCGAGTACGACCCGTTCGTGCAAGCCGCGGTGCAGAACGACTACACCGTCTACGGCACCAACGGCGTGAGCGCTGCTCTGTCGTCCCTGACCCTCGCCGCAGGCTCGATCACCGCAGCCACCGCGACTGCCGGCGTCGACTCCTTCGCAACCCTCGCCAAGGGTCAGTGGTTCGCGCTGATCCCGCCTGCCGGCGCGATCCAGGCGATCAAGGACTACTTCAAGGGCCGCGCCTTCAAGGTCTCGGCAACGGTCGCTCCCACCACCACGGTCATCACGCTCGACGCCGCAACGCCGATCAACACGGCCATCGCTACGACCGCAATGGCCGCTGGCGCGATCGTGGGTAGCTCGCGCGCCTATAACGGCTCGCTGATGAAGTCGTACACGCTGGAAGTCGGTCATGCCGACGTCGGCCAGTTCCGTCAGTACACCGGCATGGTCATGTCCAAGATGGACATCAAGCTGAGCGTCGGTGCCATCGTGACGGGCTCGTTCGAGTTCATGGGCAAGAGCTTCAACCTGCTGCAGGCCACTGGCCAAGGCACGCCGACCGAGTCGCTCACCTTCACCCCCGCCAACGCGACGCGCGGCGTGTTTGACATTTTTGAAGATGGGGCATCAATCTCGGCCAACACCTACATCAAGTCGGGTGAGTTCTCGATCAACAACACGCTCCGCATGCAAGACGCCATCGGCGTGTTCGGCGCGGCCGGCATCGGTGCAGGCACCTTCAAGGCCACGGGCAAGTTGGAGGTGTACTTCGCCAACGCCGTGATCTACCAGAAGCTGCTGTCTGGTGTCGCAACCTCGCTGACCATCCCGCTGCTCGACGTGGACGGCAACGGCTACGTCTACCACTTCCCGCGGATCAAGTACACCGCGGCCAAGGTGGCAGTCGGCGGCCTTGACCAGGACAACATGCTGCAGATGGACTTCGAGGCCGTGCTTGACCCGGTGGCGACGTCTGCGACCTACCTGAAGACCGTTGCGATCTATCGCGTCGGCGCTGTCGGTCCTGTGGTTGTCGGCGGTGGCGGTGGCCTCGACACCCGTCCGTTGTTCGGCGTCGCCGCCGCCAACGCATACCTGACCCCAGCGACCCTGCTTGCTGCGATGGCGCCGATCACTGGCGGTGCGAACGACGGCCACGCCGGCACGTTCAACCTGACCACGACCGCTGGCAACTACGGTTGGGTGGCAGTGCAGGCGGCCAACTCGGCTGCTGGTGTGCACTTCAACGACGGCGTTGGCCTCGGTGGTTGGTCCGGTGCGGGCCTGGCTGGCAACAACGCTGGTGCCTCGCCTGATCCGACCACGTCCACGGTGACCTACACGGACGGCAACGGCACTGTGTGGCGCTTCTTCCGGCAGGACTTCGCAAATGCGAACCCGACGCCAGCCGGCTACACGCTGAGCTAATCGAGCCGGGGTCTTCGGACCCCGGAGTGACGGAATTGAACAGAGAGCACAAATGCCGAACATTTCATCGTCACTCGGGACAACGAACGACTCGATCCCTGCGATCAATCCGACGCAGCTCGGCAAGTTCGCGGGCCTCGGCATTCACTTTCCAAATCAATCGTCCATGCTTGCCGCAGTCGTGGCAGAGCGCGGCAACATCACGGCGGGCACAGGGATGTGGGCTGCCGGCCAGCCTGTCACCTATTCGGGCGAGCCCGCAGGTATCAGGCGCGTGTGGACCATCGGCGCGTCGGCGTCGCTCAGCCACGCACGCACAGTACACCTGACTGCGACCTTGGCGGTCACGTTGGCCGGCGACAGCAACGTGGTCACGCTGACGACAGGCGGGCCAAGCGCGGGCACCGGGTCGGACGGCGACCTGGCGATCGACACGTTCTCCAACGCCTACTTCGTGAAGGCCGCGGGCACCTGGTCGCGCTTCCCCCTGTTCCCTGCTCCGGTCACTCCGTCGTTCTTCTACGCTGACCAGAACCCCTACGGCAACTCGTGCGTGGGCGGCAGCTCCGACGACACCACCGCACTGCTGGCAGTCATGGCGAGCGCTCCAGCTGGCTCGACGGTGCTCCTGAGCAACAAGGTCTTCTCGATCGCGCCTGACGCGCTTTCCTGGAACGCGCAGGGCGTGGTCCTGGCCGGCGCCATGGCGGGACTACCTCAGCAACTGTCTGGCAGCCTTGGCACACCGAAGATTCGCATCCTTGCTGACGGTGGATTCGGCATCAAGGTCGGAGCTGCTGCGAACTACCCGACCGGCCTCATGGCGGGCGCAGGCCTGTGGGGCGTCAACGTCGACTTCAACGGCAAGAAGTTCACGGACGCGGGTTTGGTGATGGAGGGTCTGACGCGGCCTGTGCTGAGCAACAACATGATCCTCCGTTGTGGCCAGAACATCGCTGGCCGCGAGTCGAAGGCGATTCGCATGCGTGTGGTCTGGGACGCTCTGTTCCAGAACAACATGCTGCACTCGCTCTACAACCCGGCTGGCTCCGTTGTCGAGTTCGACGCGCAGTACGTCGACGCGAACGGAAACTGCAATGAGATGCGCTGGCTGTCGAACCACTTTGAACAGGTGGACGGCAAGCACTTCTGCGCGCTGCAGAACAGCAACTTCGACGGTGGCTGGTTCGCGTTCAACAAGCACGAGATGGGCACGATCATCGGCAGTGCTGCGGAAAACTACGTCTACGACTTCACCTCGACGCACCGCACGACCATCGCGCACAACCACCTGAACCGCTATACGGCGGCGAAGTACGCAGCGCTGTACCGCATCGGCCTCGTTGGCTACTCGGACTTCAACAAGATCATCGACAACGCCTACTCGGCAGTGACAACGCAAGAGCTTGTCAACGGCCCGTCTGCTGCTTACACCCAGTGCTACGACAACCGGCACTCCAACGCCTCTGTCGCCATTGGCTACACGAACAACTCGGCAAACCCCTGGTACTACGTGAAGCCCGCGTCGAACCAGGCGGGCTGCTTCACCGCCACGGCTACGAATCCGTAAGCCACCCTTTCGACTGACATAACCGCTAAAAGAGAACCATATGCCGAATCTTTCATCGTCCCTTGGCACGAACAACGATGCCATCCCGGCAGTCAACGCCACGCAGATCGGCAAGTTCGCCGGCCTGCACATGGTGTTTCCTACGCTCTCCGCGCTGAATCTGGCTGTCGTCACCGAACGCGGCAACATCACAGGGTCCACCAGCATCTGGGCCGCGGGTCAGTCCATGGCAGTGGCCGCTGAGCCCACTGCAGTCGAGCGTTCGTGGTTCGTCGGTGGCTCCGCAGCTGCGAGCCACGCACGCACAGTCCTGCTGCCCTCCGGCGTGTCGGTGGTCCTGGCTGCCGACACCAATACGGTCCTCGCGACCACGGGCGTCCCAGCTGGTGGCACTGGCGCCGATGGCGACATCGCGATCGACGTTGCAGCCAACCTGTACTACCTGAAGGCTGCAGGAGCCTGGGGTGCATCCCTTGCCATGAGCGCATCGGACGCCCCGATCACCATCACGGCGAACACCACGCTGACCCACAACGGCCACGCGAACAAGGTCGTCAACGTCAACAGTGGTACGGCTGTCACCGTGACGTTGCAAACGGACGCGGCTGGTGGCTTCGCAGTGACCGACTCGCTGGAGTTCATCAACCAGGGCGCAGGACTGCTGACGATTGTCGCGGGTGGTGCGACCTTGAACTCGCCGGCCGGCACGCGCGTGACGGCACGTCAGAACGAATCGATCTCGGTCGATCACGGCATCGCTGCCAACACCTGGGTGGTCCGTACGCCTCAGGTTGGCTCGCCGATCAAGACGGTGGCAACCTCACGTGCTCTGACGGCGGCCGACGACGGTGCGACCTTGGAGTGCACCGCCACCGTCACGCTGACCGTGCCTGCGGGTCTGCCTGCCAACTTCGGTTGCGCTGTGATCCCTTCTGGCACCACCAGCATTGCCAGCGATGGCACCGCACTGCTCAACGGGGCTCTCACCACGTTGACTCGCGCGGCGGCCTCGAATCCCATGTTCGGCATTGTGCTGCGGGCCTCTGTGGCCAACAGTCACGTCGTGTCGGGGTCCTAATCATGGGACTTCCACGCTCAGCTCTCGTGACGGCGATGATGCGCGCCGGGGCGTTCGTAGCTCCGACCCTCTTCGTCTCTCATGCGAACCAGGTGCCGACCGGCAACGACGTAACGGCCGGTGCGCTTCTCGGACGATCAGCCAAGGTGGTCCACCACATTGGCAGCGGTGACGTGACTGAAATCCGTCTCATGCTGAACAACTGGTCCATCGGATCGAATGGCACCGAAGGAGCCATTCTTCCGGGCAACAGTGTCACGGTGCCCGAAACCTGGCTGACGAAGGACGGCGATTCCGTTGGTGTCCGCGTGACGTGGAGCGGCTCCAACAGCGTGACGCTCGCAAGCGGCGCAACCGAAATCAAGAGCGACCCCATCGCTCCAAGCGCTTTCGGCTTTGGTGCCTCCATCCCGCGCGGAACGAAGTTCTACCTGGGCTACCGCGCCGAGGTGACAACGGTCGGTATGAGCATTCCTGGCGGCGATGGCGGCCACGGCGGCATCACCGGACCTGGTGGCTTTGCAGGCCTTGCGTACAACCCGGCAACCACTGGCGTCACGGGACTCGCCGGTTCAGGACAGATGTGGGTGAACGGGGCCGAAGAGATCGGTTCCGTCAACAACCAGATCCCAGTGCCAATGATGATGATTGGCAAGTTCACCAATTCCGCGGCGGTGTTCTGTGCGATCGGTGACTCCATTACTGACGGTCTGAATGACAGTGGTGGTGAGACCGCGCTCGGTCGTGGATGGTTCACACGAGCCCTGTTCGACAACGCGACCACCTT